TCAATTAGGGAATAGACAACAAATGCGTGATAGCTACGAAATCTTTAACAACACTTATATTCGTTACAAGCAAATGCAATTAGAAGGTGTATTTAATATGCTTGGACAATATGCAGGTGTAACAGAGGAATTAATGCTACAACCTACCGACCCAATCGGTATTGATTTTAGCGAAAGCATTATTAAAGAAGTAGCACCAAAAGAGTGGATATTAGAGAAGCTTGGTATTGATCCAACTAAATACGGAATGCCTGTTGAAAGTGAGCAACCAATGTCAGCAAGTCCTTTAAGTGTTAATGAGCATATTAAAGGTTTGAAAGGTCGCGAATGGCAAAATATGCAGCGCATCATTCGTGATTTTAACAAGGGTAAGATTACCAGAGAACAAGCAAGTTCTATGCTTAAGGGCGGTTATGCTTTAAGCGACGAAGAGGTTGCTACTTGGTTAGGTGCTGAAGATTTAGAATTTAGCGAACAAGATTTTCAAGTGTTCTTTGAGTTCGGAGAAGACAGAAACAACTACGAGGTTCTTAAAAGCAAGACAAGATTTAGCGACGATGCTGACTTTGAAATGTTTGCAGATGTAACACAATTACAAAGCAATATTTTAGATTTAATTGTTAAGGATAAAAGAATTACCCCTGAGGTAATAGCTGACACTTTAAAAGAAGATGTGGGTGCGGTTAAGCGTGTAATTGATCTATTAATCGAGAAGGGCTTTATTAAGACAAGCGAAGTAAAGCAAGGCAAAGGAATTGATAGTAACGTTATTATTGAAAGGGAATTAACTGCGCCTATTGGTAAAATTGTTGAAGCTATTAAGCCACAAACAACGCAGATTTTAATTCGTTACACTTACGAGTGGAAAGCAGGTTTTAATGATAGCGATTTAGATACAAGCAGACCTTTTTGTAAATACTTAGTTACTGCTAATAAGTTTTATACTCGTAGCGATATAGAGCAAATGAGTGCAAGGCTTGGTTATTCTGTATGGGATAGGCGAGGCGGTTGGTACACTAAGCCGGGAACAAATACACATTCTCCAAGTTGCAGACACGAGTGGCGTTCAAACATAGTTAAAAGAAAATAAAGATGAGTTTAAACACATTATTCATAAGCGTACAGAATATTAAAGACCGCTCTGGCTTACACGCTAACGTAGACGAGAAACTTGTATTGCCTGAGATTAAAACGGCTCAAGATATTTTTATCTTACCGGCTTTAGGAAGTGCTTTATACAACCGACTACAAGCAGGTATCACGGCTAACAACTTAAACGCAAATGAGGTTTTATTGTTAGATAACTATATTGCAGATACTTTGGTACATTATGTACTTAGTGAGTTGCCTATGGGATTGTCTTATCAATTCTATAACAAAGGCTTGTTAAGAAAAGGCGGGGAAAATACCGAGAACCCTTCTATGCAAGATATGATTGACGTGGCGAATAGATACAAGACCCGTGCTGAGTTCTACAAGCAAAGAATGATTAAATACCTAAAAGAATATTCTACACTTTATCCTGAGTACTTGAACCCTGGAAGTGGCATTGATGCAATACACCCTGAGAATGATGCTTATACAACGAGCGTTTGGTTAGGCGATTTTGATTGCTGCGCAGGTAAAAGCTTCGAGGAACTTTATCAAGGGAATAGAGGTTGTAGTGATTGCTAATTATGAGTAAAGTAACAACAATAAAAAACCAAAATAAACTGCGTGTTTATTTAGAAAAAATTAAGAATGAGCCTGACGTTAAACCAAATAACAAAGCAGATAACAACACTCGGAAACGACCACGAACAAATTAACTTTGTTTACTTCGGTGATGTGTGGGAACGTTTGTCTAATGGCGAGGTTACTTACCCTGCTATGTTCTACACTTTAACGGGTGCAACTATAAACGCTAAAAATATTACTTATAATTTTAGCCTTTATTTTATGGATCGTATGTTAATGGAAGAGACAAACGAAACCGAGGTTTTATCGGATATGACTTTAGTAGGTCAAGACATTGTTGCACAGTTACGTTACCCTAAAGCGATTTGGGATATTGGCGATACTGCACCATTGACTTACTTTACTGAAAGTGATCCAGATTACTTAGCCGGAGTTAAGATTGATATTACAATGGAATTACCTTACTTAAATGACAGATGCCAGGTTCCGAGCATCTATAACTATACAGAATGATAGGCAAAAAAATTAACCAATTAGCTACCGAGTTAGCACCAGTTAGCACCGATTTAACTATTATAGGAGACCCGGATAGTGGAGTAAGTAAGAAGATTACACTTGCACAATTAGGGGCTATTTTTAGCGGTGCAGTTTCGTTTTATACTAACCTTGCAGGGTTCCCTGTTGTTGGCGATATTAACGTTATTTATTGCGCTAAAGACACGCAAAAACTTTATTTGTGGAGTGGCTCGGCTTATGTAGAAGTATTCCCTTCTCAAGCACTTTTAAATACTTATCAATTAAGAAGTGAAAAGGGTGTAAGTAATGGTTATGCTTCTTTGGATAGTGGCGGTAAAGTTCCAATTAGTCAGTTACCAAGTTCTATTATGGAATACAAAGGAACTTGGAACGCATCTACTAACACGCCTACACTTGCAAACGGAACGGGAGACACGGGAGATGTTTATATTTGTAACGTAGCAGGAACAGTAAACTTTGGCGCTGGTCCGATTACTTTTGCGGTGGGCGATTATGTGATCTATTCAGGTACTATTTGGCAGCGTTCAAGCGGTGCGGTGGGTACAGTTACAAGTGTAGCGGTATCAAGAAGCGGAGATGCTTTAACAATTACGGGCAGTCCTATTACTACAAGCGGAACTATTAACATAGGCTTTGCCGGTGCAAATACTCAGTATGTAAGAGGCGATGGAACTTTAGCGACCTTCCCTTCTATAATTAGCCAAGCACAAAATTTAGTTACTGAGGTTTATAACAAGACGGGTGCGACTTTAACAAAAGGAACTGTTGTATATATCAATGGCGGTCAAGGTAACTTACCAACGATTACTAAGGCTTTAGCAACGGGCGATAGTACAAGCGCACAAACATACGGCATAGTACAAAACGATATTACAAATAATAACAACGGATATGTAGTTGTTGCAGGTCGATTAAGCGATTTAGATACTCAGGCTTTTACAGAAGGTACGCAGCTTTATTTAAGTGCTACAACTGCCGGTACATATACAAGCACAAAACAATACGCACCTAACCATTTAGTTTATGTTGGTATTGTAGTAAGGGCGCACCCGACACAAGGGGTAATTGAAGTTAAAATACAGAACGGCTATGAAATGGACGAACTTCATAACGTAGCTGCTCAAACACCTACAAACAATGACGGGTTATTTTGGGAAGCATCTACAAGCCTTTGGAAAAATAAGAGTATTGCAACTGTATTAGGTTACACACCTCAAGCGCAGTTAAACGGAACGGGCTTTGTAAAAGCATCGGGAACTACTATAACTTACGATAACTCTACTTACTTAACTACATCGGCCGCATCTACTACTTACTTACCTATGGTATTAAGTTCTACTGCAAACTTTGTAGATATTAACGGGCAACAATTTAGCATCTATGGTTCTGCTGGTGGCTTTACTTCAGGGAGAATAATTGTAGACCCATTATTTAGTGCGTTAGGTTATCAAAACACAGGTGTATTTAACGGCTTGAAAATCTTAACAAATGGTAATGCGGAGTTTACTAACTCAGGAATAACAAGATTTTTTAATCAAGTTAGATTTGATAGCACATTAACAGACGGCACTTATACTTATACGCTTCCAGGAGCAACGGGAACTATCGCTTTAGTAGGTGGCGCAGGTGTAGGAACTGTAACCTCGGTAGGCTTATCTTCTGCAACAAGCGGAGTAACTATTGGCTCTACGCCAATTACAACAAGTGGAACTATTACTTTAGCTATTGCAACGGCAAGTGGTTCTCAGCAAGGTTTATTATCAAGCACCGATTGGACTACGTTTAACAACAAACAAGCTGCTTTAACAAATCCAGTAACGGGTACAGGTACTACTAACTACTTACCTAAGTTTACAGGTACAAGTACAATAGGTAATAGTATAATCTTTGATAATGGAACTAATGTTGGTATAGGTACTACATCTCCAAACGATAAATTATCGGTAGTTGGAAATGTAAATATTGGTAATAATTATACTGCATCATATCCATTAGACGTAAATAGTACATCTGACTTTAATATTAGAATTAGAAAACAAGCATTAGGAGGAACAGTAGGTATCTTATTTGAAACTGCAAATGACTTTTCAGGAACTTCACAGGCTTGGATTAGAGGCACAGGTGCAGGTAGTAACGGAACTAGCTTTTTAACATTTGGCACTGCAACAAATACAGGTGATACAACTGCAAGTGAGAAAATGCGCATAACCTCAGCAGGTAACGTAGGTATAGGTACTACATCGCCACAAACTACATTAAGCGTTGAAACTTCAGGAACGCAAAATGTAATTTCACCAATAATTACTGCTCAAGGTTCAGGAGTTACATATACAGGTATGTATTCTATAAGAGATGGAGCAGGTGACCAAAGAGGTTTATTATTTCAAGTTTATACTTCAAATGTTGGGTTGAATGAAAAGATGCGCATAACCTCAGCAGGTAACGTAGGTATAGGTTTAACAAATCCTGACGCAAAACTTTTTGTAAAAGGTTCAGGTGGTGCGCAATTATTAATTGATTATCAAGGAGCACCTACGAACTATTACGATGCTGATACTCATATTTTTAGGTCTTACTCAGGTAATACATATCCAGAACGTATGCGCATAAGTAGTGGGGGAAATGTGGGTATAGGTACTACAAGTCCCGGACAAATATTAACTATTGATAAAGGAGCTTCTACTGCATATATACAATTAATTGGACAATCAAGAAATCTTTATTTAGGACAAGACTCAACAGGAGCAAGTATTTATTCAGATGGAGCAGCTCCAATGTATTTTTCTACTGCAGGAAGCGAACGTATGCGCATAACCTCAGCAGGTAACGTAGGTATAGGTACTACATCGCCAACCGCAAGATTAGATTTAGGAAATAATGTAGGTAGCGCAAATACTGCAAATCAAATAGCTTTATATTCATTATCTGGTACGGCTCTTTATGGGTTTGGAGTATCAGCAGCTCAATTAAATTATATTAGTGGTGGTAATCATTCTTTCTATAATTCAGCTACTACTTCTGTTCAAATGACCATAACCAGTGCAGGTAACGTAGGTATAGGTACTACATCGCCAAGTGCAAGATTATCATTAGGAACAGGAACAACTTCAAAACTATTGGTTTATGATGGTGGAACTATTGCACAGGGCGGTAATGGTTTCTTTGCGGGGTTTGCAATAGATTATCCGAATGGTAACGATTTTGGAATGTATGCACATAATAATGGTAGCATTGTATTTGGTAAATATACAAATAACAATGACTTAAATAATGTTACCGAACGTATGCGCATAACAAGTGGGGGTAACGTAGGTATAGGTACAAGTTCTCCAAACAGTTTAGCATCAACAACTAATTTAATTGTAAGAGGTACTTCAGGTGGGTCTACTGCATTAATACAATCTCTTTCTGCTGATGCAGGTTGTTCAGTTGCATTATATTCAGGAGCATCTTCATCAGATGACCCTGCTATTCTTTTTCAAAAGAATTTAAGATTTGGTAGTGTAACCGATGTTGGATTAGGAAGTTTTAGCGAACGTATGCGCATAAAATCAAGCGGTATAATAAACTTATCAAACGTTCCAAGTTCAAGTGCAGGTTTATCAAGCGGAGACATTTACAAAAGTGCAGGAGTATTAATGATTGTATAATAAATAAAATAAAATAAAAATGGCAACAACTTACAAATGGGTAGTTAGTTCTTTAGACAGTTACCCTAAAGACGCAGAAGGTTTAACAGACGTTATCTGCGTAATACATTGGAGATACCAAGCAGAGCAAGTAGAAAACGAAAAGATATACTTCGCTGAGGTTTATGGTACGTTAAGCGTTCCTTCTCCTAACCCTGCGGACTTCGTACCTTATGACCAAGTTACCTACGAAATGGTATGCGGTTGGTTAGAAGCAGGTCTTGACCAAGTATCTTTAGACGAGAACTTAGATATCCAGATTGCAGACCAAATCAATCCTAAGATTGTAAGTTTGCCTTTGCCGTTTCAAAATCCTTAATATATCTTTACAAATAAAAAACAACGTATGAAGTACAAACAACTATTACAATTAGTAAGCAGCATCAATGTCGTAATCGGTAACCAGGACACAAAAACGCAGAAAAAATTGTTCAAGATTTACGAGAAGGTTAAAGCCTATCACGAAGGTTACCAAGCAGAAGTTGAAATCTTGCGTTTAGATAATGCACAGACAGACGATAAGGACTGCTTACTATTAGATGAGAAGGGAAATTACAAATATTCAAAAGAAGGCATCAAGAAGCTGACTAAAGATATTGAAGCCTTAAATGATAAAGAATTTGATTTTCAAATAATTAACGTAGTTAATCAATCTGGTTTACAAGATTTTACATTCTTACAAGATTGGGTAACTGGCGTAGAATTTAACAAACAAGAAGAAGAAGAACTATAATGGGAAATAACCACCAAGCAGACCAATCAACAATCGTATCTTTAATTAGTGCTACAATTAGCATTACAAATATTCAACCACTATTCACATTGTTGGCGAGTTTGGTGGCTATTGTTTCTGGTGGTATGGCTATCCGTTACTATTGGAAAATGACTAAGAAACTAAAATGAGATTAATACTTTTAGCTTTATTACTTACAAGTTGCGCTTCAGTTAAGAAGTTCGAAAAAAGATATGATAGCACGGGGACAACTAAGATTGACTCCGTGCGTTTGACTTTTTATGATAGCGTTACCAAGATTATAGAAAAGGAGCAGATATTTACTAAAGAGGTTACGATCTATGACACAATACGAATAGCAAAGGATAGCTTTGTAGTTATTCCCAAAATCGTAACTAAGTGGATATACCAGACAAAAGAGAAGGAAACCGACAATAGCCTTATCAAAAAAGACACAATAGCTTTTAATCGCACAGAAACGGCTCAAATTTCGATTGTAGATAAAAATAAGGTAACTACTCAGAATAACTTTTGGAAGGCTCTAATAGGGCTTATAATAGCGATTATATTAATTTTAGCATATTGGAATAAGTTATGGAAGTAAACAAAGCAGGTAGGGACTTAATAAAGCACTTCGAAGGGTGCAAGTTAAAGGCATACAAATGTCCGGCTAATGTCTGGACTATCGGCTATGGCAATACTTTTTACGAAGACGGAAGCAAAGTAAAAGAAGGCGATGTAATTACTCAGGAAAGGGCGAATGAATTATTTGATACAATCATTGACGATTTTGCGAGAATGACAGATGCGCTTGTAAAATCAAATGTAACGGAGAACAATTTTGCTGCATTAGTTTCGTTTACTTTTAATGTAGGTACGGGCAACTTAAAGAGAAGCACTTTACTTAGAAAAGTAAATGCGAACCCTAAAGACCCGTCTATTCGTGCTGAATTTATGAAGTGGACGAGGGCGAACAATGTGGTGCTTAAAGGGTTAGTGAGGCGTAGAGAGGCTGAGGCTAAACTATATGAGCAACTTTAGAACTATATTAGTTAATTTATTATCGGACGAAAGCAACAGTATTAGCCACAAAAGAGTAGTGGCTATGCTTGGCAGCGTTTGTCTTTTTATATCCTTGTTCTTAAACATAATCTTAAAAATTAACCCAAGCGATAAGTTAGTTGATGCCGTCTTGTATCTTACGCTATTTGCTATGGGTTACACCACAATAGATAAATTCAGCAAAAAATAAATAATGCTAAAATCAAAACGCAAACGCCTATTCTTTGACATTGAAACCTCTCCCAACGTTGGCTTTTTCTGGAGTGCCGGATATAAGTTAAACATCACACCGGATAGCATAATTCAAGAACGTGCCATTATTTGCATCTGCTACAAGTGGGAAGACGAAAAAGAAGTTTACCATTTAGAATGGGATAGCAAACAGAATGACAAACGTATGCTGCAAAAGTTTATAGAAGTAGCAAACACGGCATCGGAGTTAGTAGGACACAATGGCGATAAGTTTGACTTAGCGTGGATAAGAACCAGGTGCTTATTTCATAAAATAGAGATGTTCCCTTCTTACGTTACTATTGACACGCTAAAAGTAGCAAGGCAAAAGTTTAGATTTAATAGCAACAAGCTTAATTACATAGCTGACTATTTAGGTATTGGCACTAAGATCAAAACCGAATATAGTTTATGGAAAGACATTGTTCTGCATAAGGACAAAGTGGCTATGGCTAAAATGATTAAGTACTGCCAGAAGGACGTTGTGTTATTGGAGCAAGTATTTAACGCACTTAAAAACCACATAGAACCTAAAACACATTACGGAGTTATCTTCGGACAAGACAGAGGCTCTTGCCCTGAATGTGGGAGCGACGATCTAATTATTTCACTTCGTAGAACAACCGCAACCGGAGTAAAGAAAATATCTTACAAGTGCAAAACTTGTTTTAAAATGCACAGCAAAACCGACAAATAAATGGATAGTAAAATTCTTAGCTTAGTAATTGAAGATATGCGCAGCCGTGAGCAAGTAGGTAAAAAGAAGTACAACTGCACAATGGACAGGGAAGATTTAAATACAGGCGAATGGATAACACATTTGAAGCAGGAACTACAAGATGCAATCCTTTACCTCACTAAACTTGAACAAATACACAATGCGCCTCAAAAAGATATTTAGCTTCGGCAATATATTAGACCGAGATACCTACGAGCAACTTAGGGAATTAGATTACACGAACCCAAACTTTAAGGGTTGCGCTGACGAGTTCCAGTTCAACCGGGAGTGGTGGGTTATGCTTGACGAAGGCGAAATAGTTGCTTATTGCGGATCAATTTATTCTAAAGGCATTTGCATTTTTAACAGGGCGTGGGTTAAGAAATCACATAGAGGGCAGGGCATACAAAGACGAATGATTAAGACCAGGTTAAAGGCTGCATCTACTTTTTGCCATATAGCTATTACATATACTACCTTAGACAACTTCCCTTCAGCTAATAACCTTATTTCGTGTGGGTTTAGGCTTTACCTACCAGAGTATTCATACGGGGGTTCTGACAAACTTTACTTCCAAAAGTTACTATAAAAGGTAGTAATACTACTACTTTTGGCTGCATTTTACTTCCGACTTTGTACGTTCTGGCGTACATAATTGGTAATAAACTGCACAATCTAAAGTGCAATTAAGTCGGTAATTACCATCATTACATACTATTTTTTGACATAATGTGGTATAAAATGCACATTAACTCGTGTTTTTGTCCTATGTAAAACCCATTATTTGCATCATTGTTGCAAAAATAATTTATATAATTTTACACTTTGTATTGTTAATTGTAGTATATTTGTTGAAACAAAACACAAATGACACATTTAACCAACTACCAGAAGTTCCAATTCGAGAGATTTGGCACTATCTTACTGCAAGACGGGAGCAGTACACAAAACCCGTATGATCCAAAATTACTGCCTAAAAACTACGATTACGAAGATGATGATTACACCTTCACTCGTTGGGTTGAAAACAATGCAGAACTTGAACTTTTAAAAAACGAATTATATGAAGATTGAATTTGTAAAAGAAACTAAGCCAGACGGCACTATTTTTTACTACACTTTAGTAGATAACAAATATGATAGCGCAAGTATGTACTTGGAATATTCTCAGGCTTACGAGTATTTTTTAAGCCTAAAGAAAAGACAAGAACCTATTATCGAAATTTTAGAACACTATTCAATAGACACTCAAAACAAATAACAATGGATAATCAAATACAAAACTTATTAAACTTAGGTATAAATTTAAACAAATTTTATTCTATTGAAGTTCGATCTTGCGACATAATACTACAAGGGTGGGTAACAAGTTCCTTAATGAATGATCTAAATGTATTAGGGTATGAGTTCGATTATATCAAAGAAAATAATTGGTTCCTTTGTAGAAAAGGAAACGTAAGAATTATCTTAACTTTAAACTATTAATTATGAGCCTAATAAAAATACAACAGGAATTAAAAGCACCTAAAAACCAATTCAATGCTTTTGCTAAATACAAGTACCGAAGTGCAGAAGATATTATCGAAGCTGCAAAACCTATTTGCCATAAGTACGGCTATGCTTTAATGTTAAGCGACGAGGTAATAGAAGTAGGCGGTCGAGTTTATGTAAAGGCTACGGCTTGTCTAAATAACGGAGAAGACAACATTACTTGCACCGGGTTAGCGCGTGAAGAGGAAAATAAAAAAGGAATGGACGCTTCACAAATTACCGGAGCAGCAAGTAGCTATGCTCGAAAATATGCGCTCAATGGACTTTTTGCAATAGATGACACTAAAGATGCAGATGCTACTAATGAGCATAAAGACGAAGTAAGCGAAGGGCAAAAGGCGTTCTTAATTGAAGCACTTGATAAGACAAAGTTTACCGAAGACCAGAAGGTTAAGGCTGCTTTGAAAATCAATGCTATTAAGACCTTAGACGAATTTAACAAGATCAAAGAAACAATAAAGAAAAGCTAATGAGAGAATTGCTACCATTTGAAAGGCAGATGCTCCTGGCAGAAGTATATCACTATGCTTGGTATAACGAAGAGGCATACAAAGACCTTTTATTATTCATAGAAAAATATCAAAACCTTTTAGACAAACCAGTATTTTTAACCCCAATCAATAACAATGACACAGAAACAACAAATCTTGAACCACTTGCTTTCGGGCAAAACATTGACACCAATCCAGGCTCTAACGAAATTTAATAGCCTGAGATTATCGGCAGTTATCTTTGAACTTAAACGCAAAGGATATAAGATACAGTCCGACTTAATTAACTTAGGTAATAAGAAACAACCTAAATTTGTAAGTAAATATTCACTAATAAAAAAGTAAAAAATGGAACAAAAAAAATGGAGTACTGGCGGTTGGAAAAAGCAAACCACTAAAGGAGAAGTAATTAATTTTACAATCAATGATGTTAAGTATTCAATGTGGGTAAACGCTTACAAGACCGAGGACAAACAACCAGATTACAAGATTTATGTAAATGATTTTAAACCTAAAGAAGACACGGAAGGATTGCCGTTTTAATTATGCTAACTAAAAATAGAGATGTTTCAATAAGACAACTAAAGGAGTTGTACTATGCTCAACGTAATACCCACGTTAAATTGCACGAAATGATGTCGCAGTTAGGGTTGTTAGGCTTAGAAGACAACGAGCCTTTAGGTGCGGATATAGGTGCGAGAAGCATCGTTAAATTAGTTGAAGAGGTATTTGAGTGCGATATATCAAGAAGGGATAGATCATTAAGAACTACCTTTGGTCGCAAGGCTGCTGCTTACTTACTCAGAAGGTACACTAAATTGAACCTCAAAGAGATAAGCGCATACACCGGCACTAAAGACCATACCACCGCAATTCACAATATCAAACAAGCAAACAACCTAATTGACACGGAAGATTGGTTTAAGGACAAATTAAAAAGAATTTGCCAAAAGATTGAAATTACGGAAAATTAGTTTATATTTGTAAAAAGACACATAGACGAACTGCGAACCGCCTATGTGTTTAGTGGTTAAATATAATAACCCTGGTAGTTCGCAGCTATCGGGGTTTATTTTTTTATGGCAAAAGACCCAGCGTTTTTATTTTATCCAGGTGACTATGTAAGTGGCACTATGGGAATGACATTTGAGGAAAAAGGAGCATATATGGACTTGCTTATGCTTCAGTTTAACCGAGGGCATATGAACACTCATATGATACAACATACGGTTGGTCACTTGTGGGATCAAGTTAAATGCAAGTTTATTCAGGATAACGAAGGTTTATGGTACAATGTCAGGCTTGATGTTGAAAAAGAAAAGCGTAAAACCTTTACTGAGTCAAGGCGAAACAACATAAAACCTAAAAACAAACCTAAAGTCGAACCTTCATATGAAACGCATATGCAACCTCATATGGACTCCCATATGGAAAATGTAAATATAGATATAAATAAAGATATAAATATTAATAAAAGTAAATGTAGCTTTGAACAAGTTTACGAGTATATGTCTTTACGCATTGGTACAGATCAAGCAAAGATTGAAGCCGAAAAATTTGTAAATTACTACGAAAGCAACGGGTGGAAAGTAGGTAAAAACCCAATGAAAAGTTGGGGAGCAGCCGCAAATAATTGGATAACAAACTCTAAACAATATGCAAAAGGAACTACAAACAATCAACGAAAGCTTGATAAAAACGAACTCGAGAACCTTAAAAACTACAACTACATCCACTCTACTTCCTATGGAGCAGGAGATTATGACCGCCTTTTCGGGGGAACGAATGAGGAACATAAACTCTACCATATTTAAGCAGAACCTTATTTACTTAATGCAGCTTGTAGGCATTAACAATCCTGGCGAAGTTAAGTTAGCCGTTTTAGAAGATTGGATAAGAACTGAGTATGGTGGGTTTACAATAAACGAGATTAAAGTAGCGTTTAAGCAAATGGTAGCCAATGACTTTATAGACCATTACCAGAACTTTAGTCCTGCATACTTTAGTCAAGTTATGGATAGGTACAAGAAAAAAGCAAACGAAGTAAGAAAAATGATGCCACAAGAACGAGTAGAAGCAATCCCACACTTAACCGATTTAGAGATAATTGATTACAGTTATCAAGAATATAAGGTTCTGGAAAATAGAACTTTTGATAGGTTGTTTAACCCATTATCCGTATTTACAAAGCTTAATAGCACAGGCATTAAGAAGTGGACTAAAGAAGATGGCGCACTTGCTAAAAAGAAACTTATGGAGATTATAACCTACAAAGCTAATAAAATGGACATCATAAGCGCAAAGCATTACCGGGACGAATGGACTGAGAGTTGGCTAAAGAACCAGGCTCGTGCAGTAGCCGTAGCTTTATTTTTTGAGGATCAAATAAAAATTGGCAAAGTTTCGTTTTCTTAATATAGTTTTGTAATATGACCGCAAACGAATTAACCAAACAAGCAATCCAAACTCTAAATAAAAATGGGTGCTTTGTATGGCGCAATAACAATCTTGCGGTTCGTGGGCGCACCTTCATAGGACTTAAAGGAGTTCCAGATGTAGTTGGCTTTCATACTCAAACAGGAGTTGCGGTTTACTGCGAAACAAAAGCGATAGGCGATAAACTTAGCAGCTATCAAATAGCTTTCTTAAACTTAGCAAAAACGGCAAATTGTTTTTGTTATATAGCAACCGAAGAGAACGGCAAACTAACCATAAAAGAGTATGAACAAGAATAGCATCATATTAGAACTTTGGGAAAGCCGAGAACTAAAGGAAGCAATAGATAAAATGCAGCCTGAAGATTTACGAGAAGATTTAAGAAGCGAAATATTTAAGGTGCTATGCGAAATGGACGAGGAACGTTTAATTGATATGCGCACCCGGAACGTATTAAAGTTCTACTTAGTTAGAACTATGATTAATATGATGCAAAGTAATACAAGCCAATTTTATAGAACATACCGAAAGCCTTTAGAGGTTGAATTAATAGTACACGATAGGGACGAGGACTTGCTTAACAAAGTAGAAGACGAGTTATCAAAGATGCACTGGTATAAAGCTGAACTATTGAGAGTGTATGCTATTAAGCATAATTGCAACGCTAAAGAACTAAGCAGAGTAACCGGCATACCTTATATGTCAATACATAGGGAATTAAAATTAACTAAACGAGAACTTAAAAAACAACTAAGGAAGTGAGCATAAAAGATAAATATTCTGTAAAAAGTGTTACAAGTAACCAATGTAAAGAATGGTTATTAAAAAAACATTATTTAAAAAGAATGACATCTTTTACATATTCATTTGGGTTATTTGAAAATAATATATTAGTCGGAGTTTTAACTTTTGGAAATGCAGTTCCAATTTATATGAAAAAATCATTATTTGGAGAAAAATATATGGATATTGTTTATGAGTTAAATAGATTATGCACAAATGATAATTTAGATAAAAATGCGAATTCATATTTTATATCTGAATCATTTAAACTATTACCAAAGCCATTAATTATTGTTAGTTATGCAGATAAGTCAGTAGGTCATAATGGTTACATATACCAGGCTACAAACTTTATGTTTACAGGGGAAAGTCATACTCAATTAGATTGGAAATTAAAAGGTAAAGAACATATACACTCAAGAACTTTAATGGACGAATTTGCATTTGAAAATAATAGAATAGAAAAGCTTAAAGAAAAATATGGTGATGATTTATATCAAGTAAAAAGAGAACCTAAATATAGATATGTTTATGTAATTGCAGATAAAAATACAAAAAAAGAAATAATGAAACATAAGCTATTTGAATTAAAAGAATACCCTAAAGGAGAAAATATTAGATATAATGCAGAATACAAACCAATAATACAAACTCAACTATTTTAATTATGATAATTATAGCAGCGATATGCTTTGCAATATTCTTTGTAGAGATACACCAATTTCATAGAAAATGGTATTTAGATTTTAAGCCTTTTAGTTGCACGAGTTGTTTAGCAGCTTGGACAGGTTTGATTTTATATTTACTACCTGCAATATGTACCGACATTATTGCGTTTGTATTTATTCCAGGAGTGTTAGCACCTTTACTTTCAAAAATTATGTGGAACTTATGGAAATAGAACACCGCAACTTTTTAGATCAACACATTGGTAATTGGCATACAGTACAGAATGGCTATGTGCGAAATATCGATTTAGACATCTTAAAAATGTACGAGCATATTTATCGCAAGTATATGAGTCCAGATTTCATATTAACAGTATGGTGCGGAAATTGTATTTTTGATATGATTAAACGTTTGTATACTTGGTACGAAGAACAACCTAAAACTAAGAAACGTAATGCAAAGAGTAATTAATTTTAGCGGTGGCAAAACTTCTGCTTATATGACTATCCAAGAATATAAGCCAGGAGACATAGTATTATTCTGCGATACTATGAGAGAACACCCTAAAACCTATAAATTTATTAATGACTTTGAAGCGTTTGAAAATATACCAATAACAAGAATAAGTTACGAAGGTGGCTTTACCGGAATGTTAAAAAAGCATAAAGCTTTACCTAATCAGTTTAAAAGGTTCTGCACAATAGAACTAAAGATTAAAACGGCTAAAAGATATTTGAGAAGCATAGGGATTAGAGAATTTGAAAACCTGGTAGGCTTTAGATATGACGAACCAATGCGAGTTAGCAGACGCACTCAAAGATTTAAGAAGGTACACGATAAGTTCCCTTTGTTTGAAAGCAAGATTACTAAACAAATGGTAAATGAGTATTGGAGCAAAAAGTCTTACACTTTGGAAATACCTTCTATATTAGGGAACTGTACTTTGTGTTTTATGAAAGGTAAAAACGCTATCTTAGCAATATTAAGGGAGTTCCCAGAACTTGCAGACGAATGGATCAATGACGAAAAGAATAGCAAATACACTTACTTTAATGGTGTAACAATAGAAACGCTTAAAAGTATATCACAAAATAACTTGTTCAAGGAATTTGATTTAGATAAAATAAACCCTGCGTATGACTGCGCTTGTACTACTTAACTATGGCAAACTTTATCCACCCTACCGCTATCATTGGCGATAACGTAATTATCGGAGACGGAAACTACATTGGTCCTTATTGTATTATCGGAGACAAAGCAGAGCATAAGAAGTTCTGGAATAAAGAAAAAGGAAAAGTATACATAGGCGATAACAATGTTATTACAGGACTTGTAACAATAGATGCAGGTACGGAGATTGATACCTTTATTGGTAATAATTGTTTTATAATGAAACACGCACACATAGGACACGATTGCACAATCTTAGACAATGTAACAATAAGTTGCGGAGCAAAAATAGGTGGGCATTCTATTATTGACAAAGGTGCTAATATAGGACTTAACGCAGTATTACATCAGTTTGCAAACGTAGGCGAGAATTGTATGGTTGGAGCAAGTGCATTTTTAAAAGGAGATGCAAAACCAAATACTAAATATGCAGGAGTTCCGGCAAGGGAAATCGGCTCAAACATAAGATAATGAAAATAGCTATTTTATTACTTGCACAAAATAGACACGATTTAACGCAGCGTGTAATTAATCATAACTTTTTTAATAGTGGTTACAATGCGGACTGCTTCTTAATAGACAATGGCAGCGAAACGCACGAAACGTTTAACTACCCGTTTGCCGGTTATGACTTATCTAAAGAAAAAAGAGGCATAGCAGCCGGGGTTAATGCAGGACTTAGGATAACGCAGAACTACGATGCGGTTTGTTTATTAGCCAATGATATTTTATTACCACAAGATTGGTTAGCTAAGTTTGTTTTGTTTGCACAACGAATAGAAAAGACAGGCATAATAGGAATACATTGTGTTGAAGATTTACCACCGATTGTAGACGGGGTACATAAAACGCATACACCTTTTGGCGATAACTTTATTACCCGTGAACTTATAGATGCGGTTGGCGGTTATAATACTGAGTACGATCCATACGGAATGCAAGACAGAGATTATGGGGAACGTGCAACTATTACAGGCTTTACCAACTATTACCTTCCAGATATGCGCTCAGAACATATAGGACACGATGTCGGTAACGGCACAGAATATAGACGAATGAAAGACGAAAGCTTGGCACGGGCGCAAAGCGTGTGGGAAAAATACCAAGACATATATCACAACCAAAAGAACATAAGATGCGAATACTTTGTATAACTTCAGCTAATAGCGGAGTAGGACTGCACCGAATAATGATGCCAATAGTACACTTAGAAAAAGAGTACGCACTTATAACAGACGTATTGAATGACGAACTACTTGAGCAAGGTTGGGATATTGTGCTAATGAATAGAATGCTTAACGAAATAGATGCAAAGCAAATGGACACTTGGCGCACTAAGTACGGCTTTAAATTAGTAGTAGACAATGACGATTACTGGGAACTAAGCGAAAGCCATTTGTTGTTTTACAAATACAAATTTGATAACATAGGCAAAAAGATTACCGATTATTTAGAAGTAGCAGACCTATGCACTTGCACTCACGAAAGGTTAGCAAGTGAGATAAGCCAATACAATAAGAACGTTCACATATTACCAAACGCTTTACCTTACGGGCAAGAGCAGTTCCAGGATAACAAGACCGAAGATTATAAAGTCAGGTTGTTTTGGTCAGGTAGCGGAACGCACGAACGAGATTTAGAGATACTTAGGCAGCCTTTTAAAAGGTTACAAGGTATGAATATAAGAACTGTAATAGCAGGTTACAACGATGGAGAAAAACATATATGGGATAAAATGATTGATGCCTTTACTTGCGGACTAAAGCTTAACCCCACGATCTATAACTATGCAAGGGTTACGGAATATATGGGTGCTTATACGGACTCAGACATTTCAGTTATCCCACTTGTAGATAACAAGTTCAACGCTATGAAGTCAAATTTAAAGGTATTAGAAACGGCTGCTAAAAAGAACCCTGCCATAGTTAGCTATGTCAATCCCTATTTAGATATGCCCGTACATTACGTTAAAAGCCAAAAGGATTGGTACAAACATATAAGAGATTTAGTGAGCGATGCGGATATGCGAAAGGAAAGCGGACAGAAGTTATTTGAGTTCTGCCAAAAGAAGTATAACTTTGACGAGATAAATTTAGACCGAAAGTATATTTATAGTAAACTATGCCAGTAACACAATGCAGTTCAGGAAAATGGAAAATCGGACAAGGCGGTTGCGTGTACGATACAAAGGAGAAAGCTATGCAGGTTTGGAAGGCTATCCTTGCAGGTGGTAAATTTGCTGAATCTTATACCGACTATCCTGAGTCAGCTACTAATAACGCAAAGAGGGCAATAGAATGGGCTGAGAAAAATGGTTGGGGTTCGTGTGGAGAAGCAACAGGAAAAGCAAGAGCAAGACAGTTGGCAAATCGTGAGCCAATTAGTAGAGATACTATTGCTCGTATGGCTTCGTTTAAAAGACATCAACAACATAAAGATGTGCCTTATAGCGAAGGTTGTGGCGGTTTAATGTGGGACGCTTGGGGCGGAACTTCTGGTGTAGAATGGGCGATTAACAAACTAAAAGAAATAGACAATAAATAATTTGCATAGTTAAATTTTTTAATTATTAATCAACGGAAAATTTAATGGGGAAAGTATGCAGAAACACACGCAAATCTACTTACAAGGAATGGGCTATGACGCTACATCGTTTGTTCCTTGTGAGGTTTGTGGTGGTGTAGGAACTGACATACATCACATAGAAGCGAGGGGAATGGGGGGAACTAAAAAGGCAGACGTAATAGAAAACCTAATGGGACTTTGTAGAAAGTGCCATATAGAATACGGAGACAAGAAACAATATAAAGAGTTTTTAAAAGATATACACGCAAAGAATTATGGCAAAAGGTAACGAGAATAAGAACAAAATTTCATTCGGGAAAAGGAAGCGAGGCTCTGCAAAGAAGTCCTTTAACAAGCATACGCCCAGAGAAAAAGCATACAGAGGTCAAGGACGATGAGAAAACTAAACGCTATATGGCTTATCCTAACACATAAGGCATACTTCGTAGCAGTATGTAAGACGGGTAAAAACGGAGACGATATGACCACGATAGGACATTATACCTATGCTATGGCAGAAACACTAATAAATAAGCACATAGCAGACGTAGATACTTACCTTGACCAAGAAGATGCAATAGACGAAGCAAACGATATAATAAACGGCATACTATGATACAAAACGTACCAATCAACACAGTAAAAGCAAACCCAAACAATCCCAGAATAATTAAAGACGATAAGTTTGCAAAGCTTGTTAAGTCAATTAATGAGTTCCCCCAAATGCTGAAGCTTAGACCTATTGTAGTTAATGACGATATGGTTGTACTTGGTGGCAATATGAGATTAAAGGCTTGTAAAGAAGCCGGACTTAAAGAGATACCTATCATTAAAGCAAGTGAATTAACCGAGCAGCAACAAAAAGAGTTTATAGTTAAAGACAATGTAGGCTATGGCGAATGGGATTGGAGCGACCTTGCAAATAATTGGGATAGTGAGCAGTTAGAAGAGTGGGGGTTAGATATACCAGGATTTGTTAATGAGGAAATAATACCAGAAGTTGAAGAGGATGACTTTGATGTTCCAGAAGGTGGCATTGAAACAGATATAGTTTCAGGAGACCTGTTCGAAATC